GTACGCGATGACGCGAGACAGCCTCAACCGGACGCTCGGCCTCTCGGACTCACAGCGAGGTTTCGCCCAGAAGGACACGACGGCCACCGCCGAGAGTATCGCGGACAAGTCGATGGACGTGAAAATCGCCGGCATCCGTGCCCCACTACACGCGTCAGCCGAGCGTCAGATCGCGGTGGCCAACTGGCACATCGAGCACGACGATGAGTTCCTGATCGCGTTGCCGGACGAAGCGCGCATCAGGGGCCTGGAGATGCTGCAGGAGGGCGGCTTGCCCCTCACGGACGAAATGATGCGTGAAGACGACGGGGCTATCACGATCTGGCAGGGAGGCGACGCCCTCAAGGAAGCACCGATCAGCCCGTTTGACGCCCAGACTGTCCGCATCGAGGCCATGACCATGGAGCGAACCAGCGAGGCTATGCAGCAGCGGCGAGCACTCCAATCCGCGGAGCTAACGGGCAAGGCCCTCGAGATGCTCGCCATGAACCCAGGGTTCGATGCCCGTGGCTGGCTCGAGGACATGGGACAGCGCATGAACCTTCCCGGCCTCGGCAAGTACTTGCCGAGCAAACCGCAGCCAGGAGCCCCAGGAGCCCCAGGAGCCCCAGGAGCCCCAGTTAGCGACCCAGGGCCAGGAGGCTTCCCTGGGAACCAAAGCGGCGCCATGGCGGCGCAGGGGGCCATTTAGGTGGTGCTCTACGACTTCGAGGGCGAGGACGGCCAGAGCGAGACGCTTGCGTATCCGATGGGGGCTTCTCCACCGATTGGCGCGACCATCACGCACGAAGGCCGCAGGTTAACTCGCGTCGCCTCCAGAATGCAGGCGCCAATCGTCCGGGCAAGTGTGGCCCACGTCTCCCGGATTCTCCCAACATGGCAGCCGGGGGCCAGCGCCTACACAAAGGAAGGCTACGCAATCATCGAATCCCAGGCCGATATCGACCGGATCGAGAAGGCGAATCCAGGCATGCACTGGTCCCGCGACGTATTTGACGAGCCCGAGGCGAACGCTCAGGGCAACGACTAACCCCGAGGCATAGGAACAACATGAGCGACACCCAAGAGCCCCCGACCCCCGAAGAGACGTTCAACGCGCACTTTGACACCGCGTGGAATCGCAGTATGGGGGGCGCCGAGGAACCGGCAGAGGAAGAAAATCGGGCAGAAGAATCCGGCGGTTTTTCAGGAAATCCGCTGGACGCGGCGTCTGATAATGTGCAGGATGCGGGCGTTGAAAACCCTGGCGTGTTCGATCCGAAGTCGATGGCGACTGCCTACGACGAGATCCACCGCGCCGGCCTCGACTCCCTCCTCGCGGGTAAGGGCGAGGCTGAGATCCTCGCGTTCGGCAAGGAGCTTGGGGTAGCCCGAGCGCAACGCGACCGCGAGTTCTCTGCGAGGCAGACTCAAAAGCCCGCCCACGGTGGCAATTTGGGGGCTGCTGTGGACCCTGTGGACGCCGAGGCACCCGATGGCGACGGTGCTTCAGCTGAAGCGGGTTCCTCCGCAGAGCTTCCAGACTTTACCCCACTGGTGGAAGAGTTCGGAGAAGACGCCGCCCGTCCGATTATCGACGCCATCGAGGCGCTCTCCCGCGACAACGCGGCGCTGCGATCTCGGTTTGAGGCCCAGGAGCAGGAGCGCCAACTCGCTCCGGTTCTCAAGCAGGCCGAGATGATCTTGGACGGTCTGGTGCGATCGCACCAGGATCTTTCCAAACCCGAATCTCGTGAAAAGGTGATTGTGGCCGCCAACAAGCTGGCGCTCGCATATCCGGAGAAGTACGGCGCCCTCCCCATCGGCGAGGAGCGCTTGTCCGCAATCCTGAAGGATGCAGCCCTGCTAGAACTCGGCCCAGCCACCTCGAGCGAGAAGCCCGCCACCCCGCGTCGAAAGGCTCAGGCGCCCGCTGGAAACAGCAACCGAACTACGACCCCAAAAGGAAGCACCCTAAATGATGGGTTTGACCGTGCATGGGAGAAAAACTTCGGCCGCGGCACCTGAGGCTCAAGGCCGTGGGCGGGATCACTTTCTACCACATAGGTAACACATGGCTGGTCTTACAGACCTCTTCGCGGACACCGTCCGCGAGACGAGCGAAACCGCGCTCGGCGGCAACAAGGGGTACCTCAACCTTGTTCAAGCCGCACGCTACACCAACAACTTCCTTATCGGCGGCAAGACCGAAGAGGAGCTGCTCCATACGGGGCAGACCATCCGGCGCACGCTCTACCTGTCCCCAGAAAATGTGGGCAAGCGCTTCGGCGGTGCGGGTCTCCGGTTCAACTGGGAGAACCGCCAGATCGGCACCAAGGTCACCACGCAGATGTCGTTCTACGCCAACTACCTGGCGTGGGACGAGCTCGAGCTCGACCTGAACGCTGACTCAACGATGGGCAAGGAGTACATCCGCGCCAAGTTCAACGACATCCTGAGAGGGAAGTTCCAAAACCTCGCTCAGACCACTGCGACACAGTTTGAGAACGAGAACTGGGCGCCTGGAAACCAGGCGGCCATGCGAACCAACTTCACGGCCCCGATGTCGATTCCGTACTACATTACGGAACAGGACGACTTAATCCCGTTGGATTCCACTGGCGCAGCACTGTCCGACGTGCTGGGCCTTTCGCCCGTCACCTATCCGAATTTCGCAAACCAGCGCGTTACCTACTCGACGGTAGGCGGCGACGCACCTGATGGCAGCGACATGGTTGGTGCTTTGCTCCATGCGAGCAACCTCGCTACCTTTGAGCCGCTTCCGATGAACCCGGAGCACGGCGTCGATGCGACCGCGCCAAACGTCGTGTTCTGTTCGGACAGCGGCCTGCGCTACCTGACGGGCTCCTTCCGGCAGGGGCAAGATCGTTGGGGGTCCCGTGAGCTCGGTTACGGCATGGTCCTCGGGAATATGTATTTCCGCAACATCTCGGCCTTGGGCTCTGCACTTCTGTACGAGCCTAACGGCGGCGGTGCTTTGGTCGCTGAAACCACGGCCAGCACGGGCGGCGTCTCCGGCGCGACGGGCGTCACGGGTCCGCGCTTCTATGGAGTCACCAAAAACGTCATGCAGCCGCTCTTCATGCGGGACCGCTACATGGAGCCCGGTGAAGTTACAAACCTCACGTCTGCAGGTGCTCCGAACGAGTACGTGCAGGTCTTCAAGACGTACAACCAGCTTGTGTGCTGCGACCGCAGCAAGCTGTTCATCGTCTCTCCCTCCGCCGCACTCTAGGAGCCAACTAACATGAGCTGTACTTGGGACACCCTACCGGGTAACTACGGCGCGGCCCCCCGCGTCATCGACTACCACTTCCTCTGCCACGGTGCGATCACCTATGGGCTGATCTACACCCTCGACCTGGAGACGGCGATCGCGGCCACCGGTTACATGGCCACCACAACTGCCGGTCCGGTGGATAGCGCGACGGACGCCGTTCGCGTGGTGGCCTTGGAAACCGTTTCTTCGGCCCAGGCGACTGCCGGCTACCGCGGAAAATTCCGGCTGCAGGGTCCGGTCGAAGTGGTTGCGGTCGGTGCTGGCATCGCCAAGGAGGTCGCCGTTGCGAGCGACGCATCCGGTAATGCCATTGCTGCCATCACGGGCGACACGGTTCTTGGCAACTCGTTGGCCGCGCTTGGTGCCAGCGCCACCGGAACCATCTGGTTCTACGGGGCGGCGATGGGCGAATCGGCTATCGTCTGATCTCGCCTCGACTAGCTCCCCCGGCGTCCTTCGCGGACGCCGGGGCGGGCTTCCACTAACTTCTCACCCAAAACGTCATGTCCCTCACCGCCCGCAGAGCTATCGAGTACGTGACGCAGATCCTGGGCGGCTCGGTCTCCGACGAGATCAGCGCCCTCGCAGTGCTGAATGAGGCCGGCGAGCTGCTCGAGGGGTCGAGAGAGTGGGCCTATCTCGTCCGCTCAACTGGAGACCTCCACTTTCGTCCGACGGTCACGGGCTCGGCCGCGAGTTTCGGCTACGCGACCGGCCTGCTAACCCTGGTGGGCGGCTTCTCGGCCTACACGTATGTCCCCGGCGATACCGTCAGCATCGACATTGCGGGTACGACCTTCGGGACGTACCACATCAATTCGAAGGCCAGCGCTGACGCGCTGACAATCCAGCACACGCTGTCCGCGGACATTCCGGCGGTACTAAACTTCACAGTCCACACCTCGAGGATCCAGCTCTCCACGGAGGTCGGGCGCATTCTGAACGTCTATGGGACCGACGGATTCACGCGCACCGCGTTTGCGTCCACGGCGTCGGAACTCATGCGGATCGACACGCTTGCCCTCGTCCAAAACAGCTTCGTCACGGGATACGCGCTCCAGTATAACCAGGCAACGCCAGCCTCTCAGCCGGTCCCTACGCTCCTCCTGTGGCCGCAGCCGAGTGTCCAGGAGTACGACGCGCTTTCCGTAGTCTATCTGCGCAACTGGCCAGAACTGACGAGCGATGCCGACATCGTTCCGATCCCTGCCTACATGGAGGGGCTCTATTTCCAGTTCGTCCGCGCTGTGGCCGCAGGGTACGACGCCGGTGAGTCGGTTTCGCAGCGG